GGTGGAGAAAACTTTAAAAAATTATACAATGCCTCAGATGTCACGAGAAGAAATAGAAATGGTCAGACAAAGTCTGGCTTATACTCTCTTTTTATCCCAATGGAATGGAACTATGAAGGATTTATTGACGAGTATGGAATTCCAGTCTTTACTAACCCTGATATCGACAGACTTACACCAGACGGTGAATTAATAGATGTAGGTGTAATAGATAACTGGCAAAACGAAGTAGACGGTTTAAAAGATGATCAAGATGCTTTAAACGAGTTTTACCGACAATTCCCTAGAACCACAGAACACGCATTTAGAGATGAGACTAAAAACAGTATATTTAACTTGGTTAAGATATACGAACAGATAGATTACAACGAAGAGATGACTAGAACTCTAGGAATTACAACGGGTAACTTCCAATGGGTTAATGGCATTAAAGATTCTCAAGTAATATTTTATCCAGATCCAAAAGGAAGATTTAAAGTTAGTTGGGTTCCACCTTCTGGAATACAAAACAGAGTGGTGCTTAAGAATGGGATCAAATACCCTGGTAACGAACACATGGGAGCATTTGGTTGTGATAGTTATGATATATCAGGAACTGTAGATGGGGTTGGATCGAAGGGAGCTTTACATGGTTTAACTAGATTTAGCATGGAAGATGCTCCGGCAAACAGTTTCTTTTTAGAATACTTGTCAAGACCACCAACAGCCGAGATGTTCTTTGAGGACGTTCTAATGGCTTTAGTGTTTTACGGGATGCCTATACTCGCAGAGAATAATAAACCTCGTCTCTTGTATTACTTGAGACGTAGAGGATATAGAGGGTTTAGCATGAATAGACCAGATAAAGTCTGGAACAAATTATCTGTTGCAGAAAAAGAAGTGGGTGGTATACCTAACTCTTCAGAAGATATTAAACAAGCTCACGCAGCGGCGATTGAAATGTATATACAAGATCACGTTGGAATGAAACAAGATGGAACGTTCGGTGATTTATATTTCAATGAACTACTAAATGATTGGGCAAAGTTTGATATAAACAAAAGAACAAAGCATGATGCGTCGATAAGTTCTGGTTTAGCTATTATGGCTAACAACAGACATTTATACGCGCCAAATGCTAAGGTTGAAAAACAACCACTAAATATAAACATTTCCAAGTATAGTAATACTGGGACTAATTCACAAATAATCAAATAATAAATATGGCAGAGTCTGGCATTAATAGTTATTTCCCGAGTCAAACAGTTAGTGATGCTGAAAAGCTAAGCTATGATTATGGCTTGAAAGTAGGTAAAGCAATAGAGAAAGAGTGGTTTAACAACGATAGAGGTTTTAATAGACATAGAACTAATTATAATGATTTTCATAGTTTAAGGTTGTATGCAAGAGGCGAGCAATCTATACAAAAATATAAGGATGAGTTATCTATAAACGGTGATTTGTCCTATTTAAATTTAGACTGGAAGCCGGTTCCAATTATATCTAAATTTGTTGATATAGTTGTAAACGGTATCGCTGAAAGAACTTATGACATAAAAGCTTATTCTCAAGATCCACATGGGGTTTCTAAAAGAACCCAATACATGGAGTCTATATTAAAAGACATGAGGTTAAAAGAGTTTAACGCTGCTGTTAAAAGAGAGTTAAACTTAAACGTTAGAGACAGTCAAATAGAAGAGTTACCAGAGAGTAATGAAGAGTTAGAGCTTCACATGCAGTTAACATACAAACAATCTATTGAGATAGCTGAAGAGCAAGCTCTTAATACTTTATTAGAAGGTAATAGGTATGAACTCACAAAAAAACGTTTTTATTATGATCTTACTGTATTAGGTATAGGCGCGGTAAAACATCATTTAACACTTCAGAAGGAGTTGTTGTGGATTATGTTGACCCAGCTAACTTAGTTTACTCACACACAGAATCGCCTTATTTTGAAGACATATATTATGTTGGTGAGGTAAAAACTATTCCTGTAAATGAGTTAGCCAAAGAGTTTCCTCATTTATCTGAAAGTGATCTTGAAGATATAATGAAAAATAAACCTTATAATAGATCTAACTATAACTCTAGACACAACGAGGACAAGGAGGACAACAACACTATTCAGGTTTTATACTTTAACTATAAAACTTATATGAACGAGGTTTACAAAACTAAAGAAACAGCTACTGGTGGAGAAAAAATTATACCTAAAGATGATTCTTTTAATCCACCGGAAAATATGGAGGGTGGTTTTGGTAAAATGCTAAGATCTATAGAATGCTTATATGATGGTGCTATGATTTTAGGTACAAAAAAATTACTTAAATGGGAGATGGCTAAAAACATGATGCGTCCTAAAAGTGATTTTACTAAAGTTAAAATGAACTATTCTATTGTAGCACCTAGAATGTATAATGGTAAAATTGATTCGTTAGTAAAAAGAATCACTGGTTTTGCTGATATGATTCAATTAACACACCTTAAATTACAACAGGTAATGTCTAGAATGGTGCCAGATGGTGTTTATTTAGATGCTGATGGTTTAGCAGAAGTTGATTTAGGCAATGGTACAAATTACAATCCACAAGAAGCTTTAAATATGTTCTTCCAAACGGGATCTGTTATTGGTAGATCATTTACTTCTGAGGGTGATATGAACCCAGGTAAAGTACCTATTCAAGAAATTACATCTGGAGCTGGTGGAAATAAAATGCAATCTCTTATTGGTAATTATAATTATTACTTACAAATGATAAGAGATGTAACCGGATTAAATGAAGCTAGAGACGGTAGTACGCCAGATAAAAATGCTTTAGTTGGTGTTCAAAAATTAGCAGCTGCAAATTCTAATACAGCGACTAGGCATATATTACAATCTGGATTATTTTTAACTGCCGATGTTTGTGAGTCGTTATCATTAAGAATCTCTGATATTATAGAGTATTCTCCAACAAAAGATGCTTTTATACAGGCTATTGGTGTTCATAATGCCGCGGTATTAGAAGAGCTTAGCGAACTACACCTGTATGACTTTGGTATATTTATTAATCTACAACCAGACGAAGAAGAAAGAATGATGTTAGAAAACAACATTCAAATGGCTTTGCAACAACAAATAATTGAACTAGCTGATGCGATTGATATTAGGGAAATTAAAAATATTAAACTGGCTAACCAACTATTAAAGATACGTAGAAAGAAAAAGTTAGACAAAGATCAAGCCTTGCAAGAGCGAAACATGCAAATGCAAGGTCAAATGAACCAACAAGCCGCTCAAGCTGCTGCTCAATCAGAGGTTCAAAAAAACCAAGCCCTAACACAAAGTCAAGCACAATTAGAACAAGTTAAAGCTCAATTAGAGTCTCAAAGAATGTTGCAAGAAGTTCAGATGAAGAAAGAGTTAATGCAGTTAGAGTTTGAGATGAACATGCAACTTAAAGGCGTTGAGGTTGATGGGCAAAAAACAAAAGAAAAACAAAAAGAAGATCGTAAAGACGAGAGAACTAGAATACAAGCCACTCAACAAAGCGAACTTATAGATCAAAGAAATAGTGGTAAACCACCTAAAAACTTTGAGTCCGCAGGTAATGATATATTAGGCGGGGGATTTGATTTAGGAGTGTTTGACCCTAGATAAATTATTAACTATTATTATATTATATTATGGAAGAAGAAAATGAAAAAGTAGTCGAAGAGACTACCCAAGAAACGACTGAACAAGTTGAAGAAAGTAAATTTGAGTCTGCTGGAGATGATACTGTTGTCAAGGTAGATTTAAGTAAACCACCAAAACCAGTAGAAGAAAATGAAGAACCAAAAGAAACAACCGAAGTTGAAGCAGATTCAACTGACGACAGCGGAGTGGTTGCAGAGTCTGAAGATGCCGAGCCCGCACAGGAACAAGAAGAAGTACAACCGGAAGCTGAAACACAAGAAGCTCCAGTATTAGAAGAAATTACTGAAGAAGAAGTTGAGGAGGTGGAAGAGCAGGTTGAGGAAGCAATAGCGGAAGCTGAAGCTACTGGAAAACCATTACCAGAGAATATCCAAAAGTTAATGGACTTTATGGAAGATACTGGGGGAGATTTAAGTGATTATGTTAAGCTTAATCAAGATTATTCAAAATTAGACGACCAAAGTCTACTACGCGAATACTACAAGCAAACAAAACCTCATTTAGACAACGAAGAAATTAACTTCCTTATGGAAGATACGTTCTCTTACGACGAAGATATGGACGACGATAGAGATATACGTAGAAAGAAATTAGCGCTTAAAGAGCAAGTTGCCAGCGCTAAAAGCCACTTAGACGGGCAAAAGTCTAGATACTATGACGATATCAAAGCTGGAAGCAAACTTACGGGTGAGCAACAAAAAGCAATTGATTTCTTTAATAGGTATAACAAGGAGTCAGAAGCAACTCAAAAAACAGTTAAAAAGAACTCTGATATTTTTACACAGAAAACAAACAATGTTTTCAACGACAAGTTCAAAGGTTTTGAATATAACGTCGGTGACAAAAAATATAGGTTTAATGTAAACAATGCTGAAGAGGTTAAAAACACTCAGAGCGATATAAGCAATTTCACCAAAAAGTTTTTGGATAAGAACTCTGCTTTAACAGACGCTAAGGGTTATCATAAATCTCTATATACAGCAATGAATGCAGACGCTGTTGCGAAACACTTTTATGAACAAGGAAAAGCAGATGCTATGAAAAATAGTATTGCTAAAGCCAAAAACGTTGACATGAACCCAAGACAAAGTCATGGGAAAATTGAAGCGGGTGGTATGACTGTAAAAGTGCTAGGTGATAACTCTTCTGATTTTAAGTTTAAAATTAAAAACAAAAATAAATAATTAAAATTTAAAATTACAAAATTATGGCAATTACACCAGGAGGTAGTTTAAATAGTGTTCCAGCTTCACAAAGGCAAACACTATCTTCAAACTACATAGATTTTACAGCCCAAGGTACGGCTGGATGGGCACAACAATATTTACCAGACTTAATGGAAAAAGAAGCTGAGGTTTTTGGAAACAGAACAATCTCAGGATTCTTAGCACAAGTTGGAGCTGAAGAAGCAATGTCTGCTGATCAAGTTATTTGGTCAGAACAAGGTAGATTACACTTATCGTACAAAGGTACGGTTAACACTGGAACTGGAGCATTATCAATAACTCACGACATCGACGATGTTGCATTAACTACTACTCACGGTATTAGAAGAAACGATATTGTTATCGTAGCTACTGCTGAGGGTACTATCAAATGTTTAGTAACTGACGGTTTCGTTGGTACTGCTGATATCGTTACTGTTAAACCTTACGAGGTTGAAAACATTGATGACTCTTCTACATTCTCAACTGCAACAGCTGCAGCTTGTACTGTATTAGTTATCGGTTCTGAGTGGGCGAAAGGTGTGAACGGACAAGGTAGCGCTGCTTCTGATGAAGCTAAAGCTGTTAAGCCAACACATACTTCTTTCACTAACAAACCAATCATTATGAAGGATTACTATGAGATCTCAGGATCTGACGCTTCACAAATCGGTTGGGTTGAAATTTCTGGAGAAGACGGACAATCAGGTTACTTATGGTATTTAAAAGCTGAAGGTGATACTAGAGCTCGTTTCACTGATTACTTAGAAATGACAATGATGGAAGCTGTTAAAGGTGTTGATGTAGCTAACGACGTTGTAGAGGATTTACTTGGATCAGGTGGAGCTACTCACGGTACTGAAGGTTTATTCGCTGCTGTTGAAACAAGAGGTAACATTACTTCTGGTATCACTGGGGTTAACGCTGCTACTGATTTAGCTGAATTTGACGCTATCTTAGCTGAGTTTGATAATCAAGGTGCTATTGAAGAAAATATGATGTTTGTTAATAGAGCAACTGCTTTAGCAATGGATGACATGTTAGCTTCTATGAATTCTTACGGAGCTGGTGGTACTTCTTACGGGGTATTTGACAACTCTGAAGATATGGCGTTAAACTTAGGTTTTTCTGGTTTCAGAAGAGGTTCTTATGACTTCTACAAGTCTGACATGAAATACTTAAACGACAAGTCAACTAGAGGTGGTATCAACGCTAGAAATACTGTTTCTCCAGTTAGAGGGGTTATTATCCCAGCTGGTGTATCTTCAGTTTATGACCAAGCGTTAGGTAAAAACCTTAAACGTCCTTTCTTACACGTTAGATACAGAGCTTCTCAAATGGAAGACAGAAAGTTGAAAACATGGATTACAGGTTCAGTTGGTGGAAACGTTACATCTGACTTAGATGCAATGCAAGTAAATTACTTATCTGAAAGATGTTTAATTACTCAAGGTGCTAACAATTTCATGATGATGAAATAAGCACGTTTATATTAAAGACCGGGGCTTCGGCCTCGGCCTTTTATTTTATTAATTTATATTATATTATATTATGGCAAAAAAACAAAAAACAGAAAAGGCTGTAGAGCCTTTAATAGAAAAAGACTTCGAAGAAGTTGTAGTAAAAACGCCGGTTATGGAAAAACCAGCACCGGTTAAGAAAAAAAATACTTGGGAAATAAAAGATAGAACGTATTTTCTAAACGACAAAAGAAAACCTCTTTCTTATATTATTAAATCTGCAAACGTTTATTGGTTTGACAAAGATAAAGGTTATGAGAGAGAAATAAAATACTGTGAGAACCAACAAAGTTGTTTCGTAGACGAGATGAAAGGTGACCAAAGAATGTCTCACATTATTTTTAGAGGTGGATCTTTAGTTGTACCAAAAGAAAAAACGGTATTACAGAAGTTCTTATCTTTATATCACCCACATAGAAATAAACTGTATCGCGAATGGCAGCCTGAAGTTAAAGCTTCTTACGAGGTTGATTTTATAGAAATGGAAATAGAAGCTTTAAATGCGGCTAAAAACCTAGATATTGATATGGCCGAAGCGGTTATGCGAGTGGAGATTGGTTCTAGAGTGTCAGAGATGAGCTCTAAAGAACTTAAAAGAGATTTACTATTATATGCTAAGAGAAACCCAGGTTTGTTCTTAGAACTAGTGAATGATGAAAATGTTCAGCTTAGAAACTTTGGTATCAAAGCAACTGAAATGGGATTGTTAAAATTATCTTCTGATCAAAGAACTTTTTCATGGGGATCTAATGATAGAAAACTAATGAATGTTCCGTTTGACGAGCACCCTTATTCAGCTTTAGCCGCTTGGTTTAAAACTGATGAAGGAATGGAGATTTACTCCAATATTGAAAAAAGATTAAATTAATCTAACTGTAGATGCGGTCGCTCTACGGGGCGATCGTAA